GTACTTGTACTCTGTACAGTTGGGAATAAAGTGTTCGTACCTATAATAGTTTGAACGCCTGTACCATCCAACTGCGCTTGAAACAATACAAAGGGGTCATCTACAACAAACGCGGTAATCGGCGTAGAGTTATAAGTTTGCCCTGTTGGGTAATAATTTGCATATTGGGTACCATGCACATTCTCGTAAGAACACCCTACGAAAACACCCAGAGCGCCAATACTAGCACCACCAAGATTATTAGTAGTTGTATCCGCGCCCGTTGCCGTTGAGATAGCCACATACCCATCAGCGCCCAGTATAACTACTGAACCATAATAAATATTGGTACCTTCACCAGCGGGGTCAATCAGGTACGATGTCCTCGCGCCCACATATGGTAATCCATCTATCCGTTTTACAGGTCTAAGCCCGTAAGCAGATGCAGCAGAAGCCATAATAATTTCTCCTAAAAAGTTAAGTTATTTGCCCGAGCCGAAAGACGTTTTGGATTTCCTGTCCGAAAACAGAGGCATCCTAGGGTCGTTCTCTCGCATAAAATTGTTATCGACAGACTCCATCTGAGCCTTATTTATACCAGCGAAATGTTTCTGTCGCTGCTCCATAAACTCAGTAGGTATCTTACATAACAATAACCCGCCGATTTCAATGTTGTCCTTGAACTTACTGTTCTCGTCTGTCATTGAAAAAAACATAGGCTGTTCCTCTTTGGCGACTGGTTCCCACCCTTCTCTCATTTTAGATGAGACATTACGGGCATCAACATTTCCAAAAGTAGCAGTCCTAACCCATTTATACGAGTAACCGGGTTGTTTATCCGGTTCGGGAAGCAAAGCTGCTGGTTCCCACGTTTTAGGGCGTTTAGTTTCTTCACGGGTTTCTAGCTCGCGGTCAAGTCTTGTTGCTTTAGTGTCATTACTAGCCATTATAAGTTCTCCTGCGTTTTCGCATATTCCCGAGCATACTGCTCATTAGTTATTCCCAATTTTTTAGCTAACTCTACCTGCGAGCGCTTTAGCACAATCTTTTTCGGAGATGTACTTCGGGATGCCGGAGCAACCACAGTGGCTGGTTTCTTACTGGTGCGGGTAGTGGGCTTGCCGCCCCCACTATCTGTAGCTTCTTCAAAATATTCCGGGAACCTCCGACGCATTGTGGTGTCGATGTTTTCCCAGTAGTCCTCAGTACCTACGTACTGCTTGCCATGTTCCTTCTCTAACGACTGGTGGCGACCTAGCGCTAAAGCTGTCATCTCAGTATCCGCGCCCCACCAAGTGTTATTTTTCTGCCATGCCTCGGTTTTTGCGTCGGGGCGTGGTGGTGCTTGCGGAGTACTTTTTATACTTTCATTATCTATGTGTACACCATCAGCCTCTGTTTGTCTAGTAGGTTTGTACCCTTTTACCTGTTCTAATTTATAATTAGCTGCAGCTATAGCTTGCTGAGCCTCCACAACAGCGTCCGAATCACCCCCGTCGTAGGCCTCTTTATAGGCTTTTTTTGCCGCATTCATCTCTAAATTAGCCGCTGCTGTATATGTTTCTACCAGCGTTCGCTCACCACTAGTCAGCTTTTCCCTAAGGTGTTTATTCTCTGCAGCCAGGCTCTTAGTAACCGAAAGATTCTCCGTCTGCTCTCGTTGAACCGCTTCCTTAGCCCGCCTCTCATCGTGCCACACTTTTTTCATTTGCTTCAGGCGTTGTTTTACCTTATCAGAATACTCATCCAGCTCATCGTCCTCTAACTCCTGAACTATCTCCTCTGGCATAGGGGACTTACCCTTATCCTCCTCAGGGGTATCGTCTTCCACCGCAACAGCGTCCTCACCTTCTTCCTCCACCTCAATGTCGAATTCTTCCTGTTCTTCTACCCCTTCATTAGTTGCTGCTTTCATTTTGTGCCTCCTTTGTTAGGCTTTTGTATGTATTTCATATACTTACGCTCTCGATATGCCGCGGGGGTCAGAAACAATTCCCTCCACGCTGTCATCATTTATGACCCTGAATTCTTTACCAAAAATCTTTAACTTGTTACCTGCGTGGGCTCTTACGAGTACAAAATCCCCCACTTTACAATACGGCCCGGATGGGAACCTCGTCTCATCCGCATAACAATCCGGCCCCATTTTTAATACAAACAACACGGTGGTCATAATACCTTCAACCTTGATTGTCTCGTCTGCCTTTAATATCCCCCCTTCATACTCCGTCTCTAGTTTGGGTATCGCGCACAATATCCGGTATCCCGAGGGTTCTGGTAGCATGGAGGCCACATGCACATCGTTTTCTTTCTCCTCCTTACTATCCCCCTCAACGCTCTCCCCATCGGGCCCCACTATGCCCGTTTGTAGTTTTTCTACCTTACTCATCCTCATCCTCCTCTTCTTTAACCACTGCTTGAACAATAGCTAATGCCCTTTGCAGTCCCTGTATAGCCCCAGCTAGCGCCCTATATGAAGCAAAGTCTCTAGCCGAGCCCCTCGTGATGTCTTCTGAAAAGCTCACTATATCTTCGTTTATCTTCTCTATTATGAGTCCTATTGCGTCTCTTGCCATTTGCAGCCTCCTCAGCCGTTGTTATTACCCTCATTTTTCTTCTCTCGGGCGATGTCTATCCCAAGTCTTACACCCGCTTCCTGCTCTTTTGCGGACAAATTAGCCTTGTCGGTGGCCACTTTAGCCCCTACCTGCATACCCGCAATGCGCTCTGTGGACGCAATTTTCTTCTCCGTAAGGTCGTTCTTGTCCCTCTTGTCCGCTGCATCAATAACCATTTTCTGTTTCTTGATGTCCTTTTCTTCCTCTTTAATCGCAAGCTCCTTCTGCTGCATCTGGACGATGGGGTCTTCTGCGGCTTCCTGAGCGGCTGCTTGTGCTTCCTCAGCCTGGTTCTTCTGTAGTAGCTGTACGGCAGCGGCGGCGGCGAGTCTGGAAATCTGCAACTCCTGCTCTTCCGTCATTTCTTCTTCGGGGCCTGGATATGGGACACCCGCTTGTTCTTCTATCTGTCTGCGGTACTCATAGGCTAGGTGCTCCGCTATGTGCACCTGCATGGCACCCCCTATCTGTTGCGCCATAGGACTTTGCCCCACCATCTTCATAATCTTAGGGTCTTGCATCGCTGACATATGCACCTGTATATGCGCTTCGTGGTCTTGTCCGATAAAGGCTTTCACTGGTTTGCCGTTGATAATGTTCATATTTTCAGCTACAGGCTCGGTAGACCTCATATCATCCTCGATAGGAACAAGCTGCTCTGCGTTCTTAATCCCCAAAACTTCCAACATCTGCCTGTGTAACAAAGGCATGTCATATAAATCGGGCGCTCCGGAGGCTAATTGTAATACAGCTTGGTACTGGACGACCTTTTGGGCCATTGTTGCGGAGTTAGGGTCACTTACTGGTATCACCTCTACGAGGTCGTAGTCCGCCCCTTTTATCCGCGCTTCCCCCTCTTGGGGCTCGTAGGTGTACTCATCTGGAGTAAAATCACGAATAATATCCTTTAAAAGCTTGAATTCCTGCTTCATGGCGTAGTGGATACGCGCTTGTACCGCGCTCATTACCTTAAGCGACCGCTCCAAAATTGCTAGAGTGGTGCCCACCGGGGACTGCGAACTCATATCACTGACCTTCATGTCAGCGGCACTTGCAAACCGTCTACCCTCTTCTACTATTGTCTGTAACAGCTGGTACAACACCATACTTGGCTCTTTATATGGCAGCGCCATCAAGTTATCGGCTATTGTGCCACTAGTGACATCAACATCCCGCCATTCCGCCGGGTGTATCGGGGTATCGTCCCCTTTTACACGCAAACCCTTGGTTTTAAAACCGCCTGGGAGATTCGAAAGAGTACCTGCGTCAACTAGTTGCCGAATTAGGGAGGTTCCAGACTTCGCGAACCCGCCAATGAGGTGGATTAAACCAAATGCGTAGAACCCGAAGCCCGGAATGTATGAATAATGCACGAAATGGTTTCTTTTCGCCCTTTTCTTGTCGTCCTCTTTCCAGTTTCGGCGTATAGCCAAGACTTCCCCGGACGATTTCTCTATTGTTACTATATATGGGAGCGCAATACCTGTTTCTTCTCCCTCATCATTAGTGTCCTCGTAGCCTGTGAGGTCTAACAGCACGTGCATCTCCAACAGCTTGTGTCTGCTATCCATGGAGCCTGAAAACCCATGTTGCTCGGCTATCTTTTGCTCTATCTCATCGAAGGTATTAGTGGGCTCATCTAGCTCAATGTCCCTATAAAAACCCGCTGCTTGCAGCGTAACCAGCTCGTTCTCTGTTTTACGCATCACATGGGTCATACGCTCCGCACTTTGCAGGTCGCTCTCCCCATAGGGTACCACCACATCCTCAGCCGGGACGTATAGCGACACCTGCCTACCCCTAGCGGGGTCAAAATATACCTTTTTGAAGGCGTTGCCCGATAAGCCCAAGCCCCACAACATCCGCTCGTGTTCTGCGCGATACTCCGCCATCTCCTCGGTTAACTGGTAATTCATATCCTGGCGAACGCGCTCCGCCGCTTCCTTCTTCTCTGTCGTTTCTTCCCCGATAATCTTTGTCTTAACGGGCCCCGCTGCTGGAAAAGTCTCCATCATAGTTTCCGCTTGGAACTTAACCAACGCCTCTGCTAACACCGGGTGGTACACCCCACAGGCATTTTCCCAAGGTTCTGTGCGAGTCTCAATCTTAAGCCCGAGCAACTCTAACCCGTCCACATAAGTTTGTATCCAGTCCGAGCGTGACGAAATATCGGTATCAAAGTGCTCTACTAGCTCACCAGACAACGTCTGGAGGTCTGTCTCCTCCATCTCTTCTGCGAGGTTAGCATCAAAGTCATCGGATACTTCCCCCCCAAATTCTTCCCCCAGGAGTACCGTTACCTCATCGGGGTCGTCGTCTTCAATCTCTATCTCTACCGGTTCTGACGCATATTCTTCAATCTCATCGTCGCCTAACCCCAATGGTGCTGGATTCATTGCCTTATCTACGTTACCCATGTTCTACTCCTAATAGTACCCTTTTGTCCTGCGTTTAAAATCGGGTAGGTCAGGCTCCTCATCAAGGTCTGTACCTACATATCCACCCCTACGAAATCTCATTAATGCCATACTAACCGAGTCCACATAGTCGTCGTTAACTCCCGCCGGAAAACTCGCTACCTCTTCGATAACCTCTTCCGCCCAGTGTGTGTTCGGGGCCCATACCCGCCCGGACGCAAATAAGTCCGACACAGCATTTAATCTAAATATCTTATCATTACCCTTGGTAGGTGTGAATTCCCCTACCGGTATGCCCATAGCCCGCATCTCATATATGAGGGGCGCACCTGAGGCTTTCTTTTCAATTATTATAGAGTCCGGTTCCCACTCCTTATACTGCTGGACTGCTTTTGCTTTTAATTCCGGGAACTCTAGTCTATCCCTAAATGCATTTAGTAGCACAATGTTAGCTTGTGGTTCCCCTCTAGCCCCGTCTTTATAAAAGACCCCCCACGTCGTGCAGGCTGAATAGTCCGCCCGGTTTGTTTTCTCAAAGGCCGTGTCCCAGCTCTGCAATATAAACTCACACTTAGGCGGCACATCTTTGTCCCAAGTCTGCCACCACTCTCGCTTAACTATAGCAGAAGCCTCGGATGTCGGATTCTGCTGATACTGCGCCATCCACTTACTGTTGGGTAGTTCTTGTTTTAGTGCCAGCATCTCTTCTTCGGGCCAAAACTCCGGCCACAACATTTTGCCTGAGGGTAAAATAGCAGGGAACTCAATTACTTCCCAGCTCTCCCCACCACGCTCTACTGCATCCTTAAGCACCCGACCTATTAAGTCCCGTTTTGACCAGCGGGTGGCGACGATAAGTATGGCCCCTCCCGGTTGCAGCCGCTGCCTCGGGCCTGAGGTGTACCACTCATACGTCTTGTCATAAATCCCCGGATTAATCTCCGCTAGCGCCGCCTCCTGCTCGGAATGTGCGTCGTCGATTATGAGTAGGTCAGCACCCATACCAGTAACCGTACCTGAAACACCGATGGCAAAATATGTTCCCCCCTTATTAGTGTT